TTTTCATATACTTAGTGAACGCTCTTTGCATGGCATTAGTAGTAATTAAATGGCCTTCTCTATCTACCAATTCGACAGAAGCAGGGCCACCTACTACCATAGGTTCTTTGTCAGTCAGTCCCTTTTTAAGAACTGCTTTAGAATAAGATTCGTTATCAGGGAACGCTCTAGATAAAGTCAGAGTTTCAGCCGAAGATGCTATGCCTGCTTTAAACAATCGTTTATATTCATCTAGTGCAGACCCAATATCTTCTAACGTAGTCCTTCCATCGGTGGCTTTCTCTAGAGGAATTATCTCAGCATTCTCTTCCACTAACCAATTCTGTAATGGGGCTTGCCAATTACTAGGGCTTGGAATTTCACCTATCGGTGTATTGATGGTAGTCATTATCCGTTATGCAATCCCCAAATAACACCACTTACTGTTGGGGTTCCTGAAGCTGAGATAACAGAAACATGTGACCTAAAGTCTAGAGGCCATACAGATTCAAAGGCTTGTCCAGCGATAACTGGAATACCAGTGGTAGCAGTTGCAGTACAATCGAAAGCTACAAATACAACTTCAGCCGATGTTCCAGATTCATTTCTAATTTGAATACCACGCATAGTAGTCATTCCCATCCTACGATAAGAAGAGGAATTGTTAGCAGCCCCCGTCCATTCATATCCTATACCTTGGTTTCCATCTACATAATCAGATACAGCTAAAGTATCTTCTCTAACCTCAAACATCATATCATCAGTATACCAGTTAATATTATGTTGAGCAGCACTAACTACATAGACTCTATATACAGCACCAGCCGTATCGCCAGGGATTGTATAGGAAGCGGAAATTCTTGCAAAGCTAGTAGTTAAGTTTGTGTTAGCGGAGGTAGCCAGTTCGTTTCCAGATGCATCAGTAATTTGTATCTTTACACTTCCAGATGCAGAAGCCCCTCTTACATAACAAGATGCTGTAAGATGTTGAGGAGTTTTCTGTACTGCTACAACATTGCTGGCCCAATAGAATCCCTCACTAGCAGCAGAGTTAGCAGGATTAACAAGGAGTGAAGCAGCACCTGAATTGGCTTGACCTGTATCTCTAGCAATAGCAGACCCCGTAGCCGTAAACATTCCTACACCAGTTCCTTCCACCCCTGGATTTTCTATCCAGTTAGTGGCTATAACTTGTGAAGGAATTGAAAAGATTGTAGCAGCAGTTGTAGAGGTTGCGGTTCTGAAGGGAGAATACTTTGTAAATGGATGCCCACTTGTCCTTGTAGAGGCATCAATCTCCCACTCTCTGTGGTCAACGTGTCGTTCATTCGCCATAAAAATATCTCCCGATTATTTATCCCACCAACGTAAGATTGCAATGAAGCTTCCCATTACTGCGGAGGTATGAAGAATCAATAATCCTAGGGCAATGGCTCCTGTTTTGATTCCGTACATCTTGCTTCGCCATGTTCTTACGTCTTGTAAATCGTCTTGTATGTTCTCAAGATTCCTACAAATAGATTCATTCAAAGCTGTTTGGCTTTGAATATAGTTGTCAAGTCTTTCCATATAAATGGCAAGTTTGACGTTTACATCATCATCAGTAGACGTTGACATAAGTAGAAAAGAAGGGGAGCCTGGATAAGCAAGCCCCCCTTCCTTCGGATATTAGGCGTTCAAATCCATGATTTTGGCCTGTACCCACATGTTCTTGCAGCGCATTTCTGCCATCGTGTACAACAGTCCACGAACTACAAGAGCATTAGCTGCGAAGTAGTCACGGTTCTCAACGTATTGAGTAGGTTGAGCAACGGCAATCTCTAGGTAATCTGTGTCTAGAACATAGATGTTGGAACCTAGAACGGCATCGTTAGTGGCTACAGATTTAGGCACATCCGCATCGGGTAGGATGGGAATACCCTGATAGGTGGCTAGAACCAATCCAGTGCGAGTACCAGGGAAGGTACGCTCTGAACCTACACCAACTTGGAATTCTTCCTGCCCCATGTAACGCTGGCTGGAATTAAGCAACCGCTCCAAATTGAAGTACTGGTCGTGTCCGAGAAGTATGAGCTTCGGCTCTCCACCATTTTCCCGTATCTTCTGAATGGCTGTGTCCAACAAAGTTAGAGTCAAAGCCCGTCCAGTACCAGAGTTGGAACCAACTGAAGCAGCAGCATTCCAAGCACCAGCAGTACGGTCATTAAGGGTAAGGTCATAGGCCCGTGTCCGAGCCTGTCCACCACCAACAGCCATAGCATCTTCCGATACGATGTCATCAATGGAGGTCATACCAGCCCTGCTATATACATAGGCTACGTCACCATCAGCAAATGTCGTTCCAGTCGCAACCGTTACAACACCAGTAGAGGTGTTAACAGCGGAGACTACAGAACCGCTAGTGCGGTCATGGCCCGAAGCTGAAGTGTCGAACTGTCCAACGGCATCGCCAACCTTAAAGTGTTTGGCAATAGCAGCGGGAACTGTGAAGGTAGTAGTAGCTCCAGCGGAAGCTAGGTATGCTGCTCCAGCCAAAAGCTCTTCGTTGATTTCCTTCACATGGTCTAGTTGAGCATGTTCGTTCTCCATTGCGAGAACATCCCCAATACCGCCTTCCAACTGTGCGGTGAAGACGGACTTCACGGATGCACCGAAGGTCGTTGATACGATACGAGGCAAGCTCGATACCGTAGCAATATTGGAAATGTCCACTGTTGGGAGACTGCCAGTTTCGGTTACTGGGCGAGAGCGTCCAGAACCACGGTCAGTACGAACACGCCAACCAGCGGTGTTGCCCCACACGGTACGTGGGACTGCATTGAAGAACCTAGTTTGGTTGTTCAACGCCTGCCATACTTTACGTCCATAGGTGGTATTGAAGATACCAGTGGCGGTATCAACAGTAAAGTATGACTGTTTCATCAGGTATTCAGGGCCAAAAACCGATTGGTACAAGCCCCGTTGAGATTGTGCCAGATATTCAGACAATGAGGGATTAGCCATCTCTTGTCCTCCTTTTCTTAATTAGTTTATTTTAGCCTAGGAGTTCCCGTGGGACTCCATCAGTGTTCCCCATTTCGATGTTCTGTTGCAAGCGTCTAAGCTCACCATAAGATAGGTCAGCCAACTGCTCAACAGTATCCGCACCAGATTGAGCCTTCTGTATGATGGACGTACCATCAACGCCCAAGCCATCACCAGAGGTGAGGGTGGGGGCAACAAGGCCACGCTCTTCACGGAAGCCCATCTTCCTCAAACGGCCTTCGGCCTCATTGGAGACAGCCTTTTCCATGTTCGCTTCATACGCAGCAATCTGCTTTTTAAGGGCATCCAACTGCATCTTCATTTCGTCCATGTCATCGTCAGGGTCTTTGTCTTCGTCCTCACCTTTCTCTTCTACAGGGAAGTCTTCCTCTTCATCGTCCTCGCCATGATTTTTAGAATACGCCATTCCTTTCTCGCCATCCTCATCTTCTTCGGCATCCTCTTCTTCTTTCTTCAAAGCTAGAATAGCAGCTTGGATAGTCTTCTGTTGGTCTTCTATCTTAGTTCCAATAGGTGCGCCTTTCTCTGAATCATCAGCCTTACCAGCAGACCCGCCAGTAGATTTAGCTGAACGAGAGTCACCGCTTACATCCAAACCTTTCTCTTCAGTCTTTGTTCCTTCCTTCAAAAGATTGAAAACTTCAGTCGCAACTGCCTTTACCAATTCTTGCTGTTCATTCGCAGCATGTTGCTTCTGGAGTTCTTCATACTCAACTGCATCATCTTTAGCAAGTCGAGCATCCATCTTCTGGAGAACTTCTGCCACCGCAGCCAAGGCCAATGAATTGCCTTCCATCTGCTTTTCAATGCGCTCAGATATGTCTGCCATAAGATTTCCTCCTAAATGTGGCTTAATTTAGCCCTTGTTGTAAGTCACTTTGGGGCTGGTCTTAGCCACATCCGACCCGTAAAGTGTTACTTAAATATAAAAATATACTAGAATTACGAATTCATACGCCTTTATTATACTAAAGAAATCGAAAAACTCTAAGGTTTTATATTAAGATTCTTCAGGAATACTGTTAGTTTGTAAATAAAGCATCTCGTTTCTAAAATCATATAAAGGAACTTGGACTAGTTTCTTAAACTTTTCACACTGAGTTCCTTCAGGCATAGACGCATCAATCAAATCTAATACCTTTCCAACCATACGAGAGTGCTTTGCTATAATCATTTCTTGGATAGGGCTTACTTGTCTTGGGTCAACCATATCATTCACCTTCACCTTAGTCTAAAAATGTTGTTCACTAGTTGAATCTAGAGCCTCTGGGTCAAAGGATGCACCATGTCCTAGGGGTCTTCTATCTAAATGTGTGGGTAACATATCCCTTAAAATCCTGTCTTTAACCGAATTCCTCACAGTTCGCCAGGCATCAGTTAAGAAATATACCCCTTCTGTATCTTTCATTTCCACGATACGCCAGTTATCATCGCCCATATGCCAGGGTCTTTGATAGTTCTTATATTTTTTAGTGTGACTTCTCACCGTAGTAACTTTCCCATTCGCCAATCTTCGTTTATGTTTACGAATATTCATTGAATAGTTTTCAGGGTGTTGCTCACGGTCAATCCCTTCTTCTACATCTGAAGCATAGGGAGTATCAAATACGATTGTCCATCCTCTTTGCTGACCACTTCTATCTCGATAGAGGAATCCAGCATCTCGTAAGCGACCAGTTTGCATCGGAACCAAAGCTCTAGCTCTATCTAGAGTTTGCTGTCCTAGAGCATAAACTGCGTCTTCAAAACCTTTATCAATCTTCTTTGTTGCTTTTTTTGTTTTAGCGTTAGGCATAATGATATTATACTGTATCTTTTAAAATATTAGTTGTGCGTTTCATTAAAGCATGGAAAGATGTAACATCGCCAACTAACGCTCCATATCTATTGCCCCAATCTCTCCATTCTAATAGTAAGCATTCCAAAGTATCTTTAACTTCCATGTTCTCTGTTTCTTCAATATAATGCTCTTGGCATAGTAATATATACGTCCCAGGAGCCATAGATAAAGAATTAAATCCTGGTTCTTTACAGCCTATCATTGAACAATATTTCATATTTATTACTTACTCACATTAGTTTTCTGAAAGAATCTTGCGTAACCACCTCTCAGAAACGAAGCTACTTTTCTAGAGCAAGCCTTTTCTCTGGTTTCAAGTTCCCCGTCATTATCAGTAAAAAGCCCAAGGTCTAGCTTAAACGTTTCACGCTTAAATGGAATCATTTGTGCAATTGGAGTTCCTTGCTTAATTACCCCCCTATACCCTGGCGGTGCTTTCCACATAAAAGGAATGTTAAGATAAGTAGTAAATTCATCTGAACATATCACACCAGAAACAGGTTCAAATCTGCTATCCTGATTATTTAATGGCGGTATAAATAACATAGAATATTCTGGAGGAGTCCTCAGTACCCAAGGCGAATTAAACTTATAGGTCACAGGACAAGAAGACTTATCATGATGAGGTTTAAATTCAGTTGTTGAACCTTCCACTTGCGTTTGTACAACGCCACGATGTCCAGAGTCAGCCCAATTAAAAACTGGGCCTTCGTTTGACGGTTCTACCAGAATGTCTAGCCATAAGGGAAGAATATACCCTTGTACCATACTATCTAAAATAGCTGGACAACCCTTAAAAGTTAACATATTCTTCTCCGCAAATTCCTTTTGTTCTGGGGTTAACCAATCCATCAGAACATCAGCATCCTTAAACCATTGCGGAAGGGCTTGTGTAGCAGGAACAATTGGTTCGATAAATTCCCATGTAGGGTCACGTTGAAATTCAATCTTAACAGGTTTGTTGTCGCTGTTTACTCTTATTCTCACAAATTCCTTATCAGCAGGCTGAGGAACAGCAGATGCAGAAATTACAGATGCTTCTATCAGTCCACCATTTATTATTCTACCTACGTCAAGCAAATATGTTTCAACTCCTCTAACTCCAAATGTTTTATTGTCAAACGATATGAACCTATCAAATTTATAGTCATATCCACCCTCCCAGAATCCTCCAGCCTGATTCCATACAAGAGTTGGACACAGGAAGTCT